TTCCCATAACAAATATTCTTTAGTAGCCCACGGAAACATAAAAGCCATATTCACGAATAAGCGGGCAAGATAATCATTATTATCTTCTTCATCACCCTGCCCGCTTATCAGTTTTTTCCGTATTTAGCCACCGCCGCATAAGAATCATTTAAAGCTAATTTTATTCCATCTACTATTGCCCGTATCTGAATCGGAATAGCATCATCCATAAAAAACTGTTTATTCAATTTGGGATGCTTTCTAGAGCAAAATAAAACACATAAATCAATGGATAATTCGAAAGCCTTTTCTTGTTTATACTCATCGCCCGCTAAATCTTCCATTGAAGTAGCGACTTTATTTATTTCACGTAAAAGTCTATCTACTTCAAAAGTAATGCCGTTAGGCACGAAAGAAATATCTACCTCTTCCCCCCCAATTTTAATAATATTCGCTTTCGGCCTAAGAATATCAAGATCGTTTATTTCACTCATTTTAGATTAACGTCCTAGTAATCTTGAATAACTGAGATCCAACAGAAAGAGTAGAATCAACTTTCCCTTCAATCTGTCCAGGCAATAAAGCTAAAGGATCAGCATCATTATCCGATTTAAAGTTAATAGAAATACCAGTGGTCATAGTACCTTTAAAAATCGTTAAAATAGTTTCCGAAGTAGTCGTATTAATCATTCGAGTATTCGTAATCCTATACACGCGCGGAGTAATAGTTGAATTTCCACCAGCGACTAAAGTTGAAAGAACCGTAGTAGAAGTTTGAGAAACTAACCCGCCGTACATAGCCGATAATACTGAGGCATCATATTCAATCAATTCAAAATCTAAAGTGCAAACCTCTTCCGCGACGCCTTCAATCGGATCAGGGGCGTTACCGGCCTGGACATCATACATAGTAGGCGTGTGCGTAAAAGCCGTAACCATACCAGCACCTAAATTAACGTAAGTAGCGGCTACCGTTGCGGCCGTTTCTATTTTGCAGTTGCCTATAATAAGTTTATTACTATCAACAGAACTGTTTTGATGATACGCCATTTTTATTTCTCCTTAACTAATTGTTGAACTTGCATAAACAAATTGAATATCAACCGGACAGTTATAAACCTGCTCCGCTGATTCATAAATAGAACCTTGTAAATTTCTTAAACTAGCTCTTGCTACACTAAAACTATTATTCATCGTCCCATAAATTCCAGTTGATGCAGTACCATGAAATAAATCCGTTACCAATCTTGCTAATTGATCGGCAGTAGCTTTATCCTTGGCCCTACAATTAATGGAATATGTTACTGACTCAATACCATTATTTCTACTTCCTCCAGGTAAATCAAAATAATTTATAGCCGGTAAAATAATTGTATTAGCAGTACCGGTGCTTAACCTATTTCCAGCGAATATCCTAGTACTAACTATCGCAGTTATAGCCGTGGTTTGATTAAGCGAATATCCAATACACTGCGAAGGTGTCATTGTAAATAATCTCCAAATTCTTGCTTTCCGTTTTTAGTAGTTATCAACAAAACTTTTCCCTTAGCTAAATTTAACGACGGCCTCAGAAATGGTTGGGCATGTCCGCGCACAGTTCCAAACTCTACATAAGGCGCGTAGTCTACAGCGCTTCCCACAAGCACTTCATTATCATCGTTCGGCTTTTCTATCTTTTTAAAAGAACTTACTTGGTGATCTTGGGGCGGAGTTTCTTTAGCATAAACCCCAGGACTTTCTAACTCAGTCCCTTTATCAAAAGCTTGCGTAGTAATAGAAGCCGCTAAATAACCATAATTAACCGCGCATAATAGTTTTGCTTGACCCTCTACCACTAACCCGATTTCGTAGGCCGAGCGGCCGACTACCTTCTTCCCCTTTATTTTTACATCTTCACCTTTCCAATTTTCTAATTTTACTTTAGTTGAAAAGCTCATAATATCTTTTCCAATCCAATTACTTCTATCTCTCCAAGTTGCATTACATCATCGTATCCAGTAATAGTATAAGTTTCAGAATTATAAGTTACTTGAACATCATTAACAGTAAAAGAATAATAACTAGGTAACGTAACTAAAATATGACTAGAAGATTTAGCCATTTTATCAGAAATATATCTTTGGCTTTGGCCAGGACTCCATATAGCGGCTTTAGGAATTCCCGTAATTACTGACGTGGTAGAAAAGCCGCCCATACCGTCCGGCGTATCTACCTTATTTATAATTGAGACTGAAGAATTTACCAAAGTCAAAAAATCTTCTAACATATTATGATTTCCAATTCTTTTTAATCCAGGCTTTGTATTCAGGATTATTAACTCCACCAGATTTAGCCCATTTCTTTTTTAAATTAGCCGGTATAGGTTTAGCTTTCATTTTAGAAGTGGAAACGGAAAAAGTTTCAGCCTTTTTAGTAGAACTTTTTCCGCTTCCTTTCTTCCTTCCGCTTCCAGGTCCGCCCATACTATTTCTCCTTTAAAAAATTCTTCCCATTTTGAAAGAATCTAATTGATTTGTAATTTTCAACGGATATCCGTACTCGTCTTTTTCACCTTCGGTAAAACTTTCCGATAAAGGCCCTAACGATCTTGATTTTATATTAGCAGAAACTTTATCACGTAAATCATAATCATAGTAAATCATTTTTGCGGCTACCTGCTGAACTGATACCGGCCACTTAACCGCAGAAAAGAAAATATTTTTACCGGCATTATTATTAAATGCTTCATCCACTACCGAACAAACCGAAGTTAGTATTACAGTTTCATTCGATAAACTTTGAATAGTTACAACACCATCATTTCGATAACTATTATAAATAAACATATCATCATTAGCCTGAAATCCGTAATTAGCCCAATAAACGCCAGTTGATAAAATGATTGATCTTGCCGTGGCATTAAATGTAGCCGTACCTTGAACATTTATATCTTCTATTAAAAAATAATTATTGCAGAGTAAACAAATTCTTTCCTGTACGATAGGAATTAAACCTGAAGCCGTAATAGTAGCCGCCGAAGCGCTTATTTTAGGGGCGTATAAAATTACGGTTCCGGCAGTTAATATAGCCATTTTTAACTCTGCCTATAAGCTGAAGTTTTTATTACAACCGTAGTTCCAGCATTCAAAGCCGTAAACCTAATTAAATATAAAGTACTCGCATTCAAAATCCATTCATCACGTTCATTTGCACCGCCACCAGAATCAGATACACCTAATCCTGATGTTCCTATAGCCCCCGAAGTTAAAACCGTCCCAGAAGAAACATAAGTAGGCGTATGCGTATGCGTTAACGTAGAAGTATTAGCACTGGTTCTATTTTTATTAAATGAAACTAAAGCCGATCCACCAGAAGCATTCGGGGCCTCGCTAAAAGCCCAAGTCCCAGAATTACTAGCGTCAATATGAAACGCTAAATGATAAACCCCAGTAGCCGGAGCCGAAATTAAAACCGATGCAACAGTTCCAGTTCCAACCGATACAGAAAATGGGGTATGAAATAATAAACCATCGTGAATTTTAGCGTGGGCTAGATCAATAGTTACTGGAACACCTGATCTAGCATCCTGAGGATAAACTGTAACCTTACCCATTTTGACTACCTCCTGAAAAACAATAGGACGGCTGGATTTCTCGTCCTTATTTTTACATTATGTAAATTATCCAACCGTCCTATAAGTTAAAATCACTCAGTAGCCCTTGGCTGCTGGAAGGCTACCCAAGTAGTGGGCCCAGCACCAGTCTGCGTAAATACAAGGGCACCAGAAGCATTTAAGAATCGAGCCGATTCAAGCCCCTGTCCGCCAATCATAACCGTCGCAGCGGTTCCAACCGTAATCGAATACGCGCCCTGTCCGATAGAAGAGAAATTCGCACCCTTCCCTAAAGAAAGCGTAACACTAGCAGTAGAGGACGCATTCGCAACATAAATCATTAAACTATTAAGATCCAATGCGCTCTGAGCCGTAGTAGCCGAAATGGTCATCGTTTCCGAAGACGCAATCGTACCAGACGCGGCCGTAGCAGCAACACCGGATAATACAACGGTAGTAGCTTTTAAAGTTCCGTTAGCCATTTTATCACCCTCCCTTAGCCCGCAGCTTCAGCAAGATACAGAGTTAACAGGGCTTCGGGCCTAGTAACCTTTCCACCGTAAACATAAAGTCCACGCGCCGCATCAGCAAAAGTAGTCTGGAGCCGTAAAGCTTCAATTTCGCCAATCTGGCCGCCATAACTAATAGCCGAACGATCGCCGCACATAACCCGATACTCAGTAGAACTCACAGAAACGTTATTAGAAACAAAGATATCAAATCCGAACGCCTGACCGACGAACCCATTAACAATAATTCCATCATCCATAACCTTCGGAACGCCAATAGCAGAGATACCACCAATTTCAGCAAGCACTAATTTCTGCACGACCCAAGGCGGTAAAGTAATCCAGCGGCCACGAGTAGGAACATTCGCTTCAGTTAAATACCGCTGCGCATAGGAAAGCGTTTCGATAACGTTACCCGAAGAAACGGAAAGATCAGAACCGGCAGAGCCAATATACGTAGTAACGGAAGGAGTAGCGCCCGCCTGAGCGTAAAGCCCGGCAATAAACTGATCAATAGTATCCGCAATTCGATAGGCGGCATCCGACATCGCGCCGTCCATAACCTTCGGATTAGTCTGCGCCTTATCAATATCATCAATCTTAAAGCTAAACGAAGAAGCCTGATCC